TAAATGTCGGGAAATCTGACGTTTTACAACTTAAAAAACAGAAAAAGGAACCCACGCAAAGACTTAACTCTGCGTGGGCAAAAGATTATTTTGGAGAAACACCCCATTTCAGTTTATGCAAAAATTTGATTTCAACTTCTTCAGAACCATTCGGTCGGGTTTCCTTCCTGAATCGTGTTCGTGGTGGTGGTAGTCCTTACCTGGGTCGGGTTATCCGCTTCTTTCGGGTTATCCGCTTTCAAATGCAAGTCCTTTGCATTCCCTTGCCATCATGGTTGCAACTTAACAACCATCAGGGAGGTTTTCACAACTTTGTGGCGTTCTGTTCCGTTTCGGTCATTTTCCCTTATTTCGTGGCGGTTTCCAATCACTCGCCAACGTTGATCCAGGTGGTTTCCCACCTCAAAATTTACATCGTGTTTACTTTCCGTCTCATTCAACAACGAAACACAATCACACAATGAAAGGTTACGTACACTTGTATATATCGCAAAACTTGTATTTGTGCGAAGTTGTGCGTTATGCGATATTGTATTTCCCCCTTTTTTCGCCCATCTTTCGGGCGTATTGGGCAAGACAATAGCTTATAACTATATCGTCGTGAATATCGTCCCTAACGTTGTGGTACGTGATTTTTCCGCCCTTCGTCTTGTCCTGAATGAAACTCGAAAACTGCGTCCTCACCTCTGGGCGGTCGAAAAGCGTTCCTTTGCCCTTCTCGAACATGACGATAACGTTTTCCACTATCTCACGTTTTGAGTTGTTCGATGTGACGAAAGGGGTTATCTTCTTCCAGTCTTGTTTCAGAAGCTCGATGTTTATTGCACCGATGGAGTTTTCTTCTGCAAAGGTCATGCGCACCCCCCAGGTCTTCAATATCTGCGCTATCTCCTTCATGGTCGCTACATTTCCAGAAGCCCACATTTTCATAAATACTTCTTCGCCATTCTCGTTCACGATTGTTAGAACGGTGGAATCGTTACTACCTTGTGCGCCCGAAAAGTCAATACCACCATATAGACGTTTATATTTTGCCCTGGTGAGGTTTTCATCGACTAATCGGTCGGTTATGTCACCGAAGGCAGAAATACCGCCTGAAAGGAACTTGCAGCAATATTCTTGCTCATATATTGCCTTCGGGGTCGTGTCCTTTATTTCTTGAACATCTTCATCGGTATAAAGCCCCGATTCTTCCAGGGTGCATTTAAAGCTAATATATCGTGGGTTTGCGAACCCAGAACACCCACGATTATAGTTGTCGTAAAATACACCGCCAACACCGTTCGGGGTGGAACAGAAGTAAACCTTCTTTGCTTCCAATGTCATCGGCTTAAAGACCGAATTAAACGTGTCGTCAGTGAGGAAGGCGCATTCATCGAAAATCATATATTTGTAGTTTCCTGCGCCACGGCTGAAAGCGTCCAGTGCGTGAAAGTAAAGAAGTGATCCGTTCGCAAACTGAATGAATTTATCCACGGTGTTACTACCAACGACCGCCCCCGAACCCTTCAAGGTCTCGACGATCTCCTTGATAAACTTTCGGGCAAGGTCGCCAACTGGGACAACAAAGCCCACGTTACACCGTTCGGAAAGACACCATCGAATAGCCATCGACTTAGCGACCAACGATTTTCCGATTCTTCGTGAAGCCAAGAACGTTACATATTTGTGAAGGTTGTCTTCCAAAGCGTTCACGACTGGAACTTGATACCATAATAATTTAGGAAGTACTATTTCCATGGTAGCCCCCTTCCTATTTTGCCCAGACGGTCACAAACTGCGAACCCTCAAAGTTTACATCACGTGTCAAGCCCAAAATCTTAGAAATCGCCTGGAGGATAACCGTTGAATCCTTTATATCTCCGATTTCCTGGGCTAACTGGTAGTTATGCCATAACTTATCCAACACGTCGGCTTTGGCTGCGTCATAGTCAAGGACGGCTTTTTGCTGAATCGCCCTCGCCTGCTTCATTATTGTCGAAAACTTCTTATCTTCCCAATCGTTGTGCATTGAACGGATTTCGCTTTCGTTGTACCCCATGCGAAGAAGGTTGTAAACCTGGAAGGTTTCATCGTTGTTTGGCTTTGGGGTTATCTTTGTTAGTGCTGAAATCGGTTTCTTTTTGATTTTAGGCGTTTTCTTTGTAGGGGTAGGAATATTGTTCCTTCCCTTGCCTTTATCGTCTTGTGCGCCCCCTAATGGGGCTTTCTTGTTATCCTGAATATCCATTTCTTTAAATATTAATTGTTATATACAAACATGGCAGCTTTGAAAATACAAGCGTCACACCATGCGTCAATAGTTTCGCCCTTTGCTTCTTTATATATTGCTGCAAGTTCTTCTCTTTCGTCCGAAGTTATTAAAGAAATTGTCATATTTTGGGCGGCTTCATTGGCTATTTCTCTGATTCTCGGTGTTATATTCATATTATATCGGTCATTTCTTAGTTAAACAATCTGATAACAAATAAATTATACGTTTTAGTGAAAGTGTTATTATAGGGGTAATATAGCTAAATAGTGAAGCGCACCCAAAAGCATATATAACCCCGATTCTTGCTATAATTGCACTATAACAAAGAACCACCCAAAACGTTAAACACCTGGAGCAAGCTATAACGGGGATATACCACCCATTATATTGTAAATTCGCCCCAAATATACGATTCCAACACCATTTATTTAACTTCTGTATAATTCCCGATATATCGACAATATAACAGATTGAGAAGGCTATAACAGCCACATTAAACATTATATCCATGATATATTTTCGTCACTCCTTTGTGATTTTCTTAAATTGTCCTTTATTTTCTTAGTTATATTGGCGATGGCGGTTCGTGTGTAATATGGCTTAACATCGAAGAATGCGGCTAACTTGCGTATAGAATGATTCTCCGCATAAGCATACATGACGATTCTTTCCCATTGGTTCAGCCCCTTATAAATCGCCTGGAGTTTCGGTGTAACATCGTCTTCGGGATAGTCTTCTGGGTGAAGCTCGTATTTTTCGACCAACGATTTTATTTTTGGGTCGCTCATTCTGAAATCGAAAAGTTTCTTATTTAAAGTCTGTCTCATATCCTTCCTTTTTTAAATTGTTATACATCTTATATTTGCGATAGAAAGGGGAAGTCTTACTATTCCATTGGTTTCTTGCCATTCCATGTATATAAGCCAGTAACATTCCGCTTTCGTTCAACTCGTCCACCTTCTTTCTTTTGCCATCTGATAGCAACTCGATTGCTATCTCCTGGGCAAGGTCTTCGGTTAGGGCTGCGCCCCCCGTTACCTTAACACATATATCGGTTATCGTTCCATTCTCGAACAACATTCCGATTATATTCTTTCTTTGTTTGTTTAATCTTTGCATATCCTGAATATTTATCTTTTCACTACTGGGGGGTAACAAAACTGCACATAACCCCGATTTTCACCCCAAAGATACAAAAAAAATCGTTTTGTATTTTGATTTTCGACTTAAATTGTGTTAATATGTAACTTTTTGGTTAAAATTGTGCGTAATTAAGCTAAAATGTTGGTTTATAATTTGGTTATTACGATATAATACCGTATATTTGCAGCCAAAATGCGGTAACATTTTAACTAAACGAACCGAAAAAACGGTTTTGGTTTTTACTTTGGTTTCCGCTTGCTTAGTTACTTAAATAATAAACGTTTGATATGACAAAAGAAACATTCAAAGACCTTCTCGAAAAGGTCAAGGACATCGACCTTCGGTATTATATCCAAGGTTTAGGGTACGACCCGAAAAAGAAATTCGGGGCGGACTGGTGGTTTGATTGTTGGTGGGACAACGATAGCAGACACCGATTAGGGGTCAGTCGCTCAAAATGGAACTACCGAAGAACGGACGAACATGGTGATATTATAGATATTGCCATGAAGGTTTACAACACAACGAATAAGATTGAAGCTGCAAAGAAAATCCTCGAAGATAGGGGATTCCGTTCCGTTGCTCAATCGGTGGAAGTTAAGGAAGAAGCCACAACGACGCATATTTGTGAGGTTAGGGGGCTTTCTTTGCGCCCCCTGGTTCAATACGTCGAAGGTCGTGGAATATCGCTTCACACGGCAAAACTTTTCGTTAGTGAGGTATTCTATAACTTCGGGAAGGGAAAGAAAAACCTATTCGGAATCGGTTTTAAGAACGATATTGGTGGATGGGAAGTTCGTAACCGCTGCGGATCAATGGGAAAGATAACCATCGGTCAGAAGTATTTCACGACAAAGCGATTCTCCAAAAGTGGTGAATGGGTCGTATTTGAAGGCTTCTTTGATTTCCTTTCATTCTGGGAACACTACAAAGCAAATACGGAATGGTTGAAGAAAAGAAACTACCTGGTTTTAAACTCGACTTCCGAAACCGAAAAGGCTTTTAAAGTTCTTGATAGTGCGGAACGTGTCTTCTTAATGCTCGACAATGATGAAGCAGGGAGTAAAGCAACAGCCACGATTATTCAAAAGTACGGAAATATCGCCCAGGACAAACGATTTTTGTTCGGTGGTTACAATGATTACAACGATTATCTTAAAGCAATGGAGGGAAAATAAATGGATATTGAGAACATTATAAACGATTGCTGCAATACTGATTGTTATTGCTACGCTCATGGGGTATGCGATTTCGTTACAAAAGAAATGAACTGCCCTCGCATTAAATCATATATGTATAACGCTAAAATTGAAAATGATGGCAAAGGAAGTAAGTTTTAATAAAATGCTCAAAAAGAAAATCAAGGAGCAAGATTCTTATATCGAATGGCAAGACCAGGAAATCGCCAAATTAAAGGCGAAAGCCCTTGCAAAGTTCGGAAGTTGTATGTATATAAGCAGTTATAATGATGGAAAATAAGGATATATTAAAGATTGCAGACCTCGCCAAGGAGTTCGGGAAATACGATTCAGACGAACTTTATAAGATGGTGGAACAGCTTGCATTCAGTAAGTCGATAAGTATTGCAGACCTCGCCAAGACGTTTGCAAGACCAACAGCAAAGACCGTGGAAGAACTTGCAAAGCCAGTCGCAAAGCAAGAAGGCGACCGATTGCCACATTATGAGATAACGCCACCGATTGAGTTCTTAAACTGGAAGAAAAGAGAAATCGACCGCCAGATTCTCGTTGGCCAAGATATTAAGGATATAGACACAAAGATATATCTTTCCGACTTTCTTTCTGATTTAGGCGACAACTGCATTTTTGAAAAGGGTTCGACTGGTTGCGGTGGAACGACATTGGCTTTGAACCAAAACGACCGCCACGTTATAATTGCAATGCCGACACGTAACACTGTGCAAAGCAAGGAGGTTGTAAGAGACAAAGATAACAACATAATTGGTAATAATCGAGACCTTTTTTGCATTTGGAGTGGACACAATGACAGAATGGAAGATCTTAAAAAATATCTGGATAAAGTAAAACTTTTCCGCCAAAAAGTGAAAATCGTCTGCACCTATGACCAGGTGGGGCGATTGTATGATCGCTTAATGTGTGGGGATGGAGAAGGGAATCTCGCCAATGGTTCAAATCGTCTTGCATATACACCGCTAAACTGGTGGTTATATATAGACGAAATGCACGAAGTCATTAACGCATACCAGGGCGACCGACGTGAATCAATCCGTCAAATGTTGGATTTAATAAAGGTTGCAAAACACGTTGTCTTTATAACTGCAACACCATTGAAGGAAGAGTTCTTCTTTTCACAGATATTCGACCAGGAAGGACGTTTTAAGGTTGTTCGTGTAATATTCCCAAAGTGGACGCAATTAAAGCCGCAAATCGTAAGAAGACAAACACCGAAGGTCGTGCAAGAGGTCGCAAAGGAAATGAAAGCGTACCTAAAGAATGAGGGAAACTTATTTGAAGCCCCGCTGAATGCACACATCTTTGTTAATAGCCTGGACGTTATCATCTCCATTCTTCGACGATTGGATTATCTATCTAATTACGACAAAATAAGAATTGTATGCGGTCAAGGTGACGATAGAAACCAAGGGAAGCTCATCACCTTTGTTCGTAAGGAAGTTGCAAAGAAGACAAAAGAAGGGGCTACAATACCAAATAGGGCTTTCTTTGATGATGTTATCGACCAAAAGGTTAGTCTTATTAGTTCGATAAACGATAGCCCGAACAAGATAAATTTCTATACTTCAACTGCTTTCTGTGGTGCTGATATATTCGACCAAAAGGCACAAATATACGTTGTTTCGGTAAGTAGTAGAAAGCCAACATTCTATGATATATCGACAACGTTCTTACAGATCATTGGTCGTGTTCGTGATAGTAAGAATCCGAAAATCGTATATTATTACGATAGCAACCCTTATCAGGACACCGACAAAAAAGAGTTTGTAAATTATATGAAAGGGATAGAAGACGGACAAAAGAAACTTTTGGAAGCGTCGCCAGAAACTCTAAAAGCATGGGAGAAGCAAGGGTTTCTTGAATCGAACTACATAACAAAACGTGTCGATGGGGACGGAAATATCTCATACGTAGATGATGAACTTTTGCGTTTTAAGGATAAGATTAACTGGGAAGTCATAAATTTGCAGCTTTCGACAGCTGCAAACATGGCGGCAGCATTCACGCAAAACGGAATGGGCGTGACAGACGAAGCGGTTATCAATGAAGACCAGGAAGTAAAGGAACGCTTTCAGAACCCAACAAAGCGAGGAACGTTCAAAGAAAAGATAACTCAATACTTCCAACTTCGAGACAGCGGGGCGCATGGTGTGGACGGTGCGGTCGTTGCTTCGCTCGAAAAGCAATATCCCGAATATCGTGATATATACGACCTATATTCTTTCGACGAATTAAAACAAAAAAAATTCGTTTTTCGTGACATCGTTGGTGCTCGTGGAATGGTATTGGAGAAAAGAAAGCTCGAAAAGAAAAAAGGTGAGATTATCTCGCGTTTAAATCTTTTGGGTGTTGCGCCTGGTGCGGAACTCAATTCAAAGAAGAAAAAGGCAACAGAAAAGGACATCATCGAAACTTTTGGATTCAAGAAATTCAAGGTTCAAGACGTTTTTAAAACAGAAACCATCGTGAAGAAAATTATGGGGAAGGCTCAAAGATTAACTATTATCAAGGGGTAAAAACAAAGGGGGTGCGCTTCACAGCGTCCCCCCTTCTTAGTTACTTTATATTTGACCCAATGGAAAGCCAAAGGGCAAATAAACATTTGATGTTGCAAAAATACGAATAAAATATCAGATTACCAAACATTTAGTCATTATTGTTCGGTATGGTGAATGGAATTATCGAAATTTGCTTGTCAGGTAATATTTTCTTCAATACTGAAAGTATTTGCTTCTGGTACGGCTTAATAACAGTCAGATTAAACACCTCGAAGGCTTCTCGATATTCGTTCTTTGTGAATCCCGTATTTGTAGGCAAGCGACCCAAAAGCGTTCCAGATGTAACACGGTGCGCCACGAAAATAGATTCCTGGGTGTCCTTTGCAAGCTGTTGAAACTTCTTATCAAAGTTATCGGATTCTATCTTTTCCACGGTACATGCTTCTTCCTTGCTTTCGTTCCAAGAAATAAGGGTTCGCCCTGCGTTGTCAGAACCGTTAAACTTCTTGTTTATCTTTTCTTCGAGTTTCTTCTTCTCTTCCTCTTCAGGAACTCCACCATTAAAGTTTACAATACATGAAGCCGCAAAGCCATTCAATATATTGCTTAAATGATAGTGTTGGATCTCGATTTCCGTCATTATAGCGTCAATGGCAGATATATAGCAAGGAACGGGGTATATGGAACGACAAGAAGCCCCACGGAAATAATATATTTGCGTGGTTTTATCGGTCATATCTGGGTTAAATGCGTCGTATTCGATAGGGGCTACCTGGTAGCCGTTCCAATCGTCACACCAATATATTTTCTTTGCGTCCTTGCTGATTCTTAGCTTCGAGAAATCCGCCCAATATAGTTCCGATATATCACCACCAAGGTTGTAAACCACCTGGATAGCAAAGCCACCGAAAAGATGAAGGTCGAATGCACATTTGTGAAGAACATCTTCCAGGGTTTCGCCCTGGGTGTTCACGTCCCCATCGAATCCTTCAACGCCATCGCCCATCGTGAAGGCGGTCTTTGCGTCGATGATTGCTTGCTGCGTCGGTGCGTCTGTATATAAGCCCCACAAATAATCAGGGTATCGGTTATCTTGACCGTAGGAAACCCAATGTTTGCCCGAATTATATACTTCCGCAAATCGGGTGGAGGTTACATTCTGTATTGTAATAACCGACAAATCGGTCTTCTTTCTAACTTTCTTATCCATGATTCAATAAATTAAAAAGGGGTGAAGGGTTACTTTCTTCGCCCTTCGCCCCCACATGCAAAATTTATGTACGTCAGCGAGTTTTATTTTCCTGCATTAGATGAAATAACCACCTTGTTAGGGAATGCTATCTGTGTACCTGCGGTAAGCTCAATATCCAACTTAAAGACCTGGTCGTCCTTAGAATACCAGAAGTCGAAGCGTTCCTCGTCGTTCTGCATATCGCAACCGAAGAAGAAATTCTTTGGGTCGCCTGCCACGATCTCGCCAGTTCCGTCCAAGCCAGGAACCGCCTTAATCTGAATGGAACTTCCCTGATATTTTGTGGAACCATTATCAAGCCCATCACCTGGGTTGTGATAAAGGTTTGCAGCCTGCAAAGCCATGATATAGGTTCGATATGTGTCGTAACCCATGAAGACAACAGCGTTTTTAATTACAGCGGTCGGGATGGCTGCGATTACAGCGTCCACGGCTGTTCTAACGTTGGTTATGTCGATGGCTGCGTGTGTGAGCTTCTGTCCCTTTGCGGTCACTCCATCGGAAGCCTTCAACAGCTTCAGAACACCGTCAGTCCATTTAAGGTTCTTGTCCTCGCTCGCTGTATCGCCCTGCCATACCAGGTTCTCGACACCAAGGTTCACTTGTGCCACCACGTCTGCGATGAAGTCTTGCTCGAAAGGTAGGGTCTTCTGGCCAGCTGCGATTCTCACGTTATGCTGCAAAGCAGAATTAAGGAGCTTCTTTTCACAAAAATCCATGTTCACCTTAATCAAAGGTGCTGTGATTGTACGCTGTGAAATGGTGGTTGTTCCCTTTGCGTTGAAGCCGCATTCCATTCCGTCCTGGAACTCGATGGAGGTATTCAAAAGGTTCAAAGCGGTTTTTGTCTTGACGCCAGTCTGCAAAGTAAACATCTTTGCGGATTCTGCGCCAAGAATGGAATCACGTAAGATTTTGTCGTGGTTCTGTTCCACGTATTGTGGAAGTGTATTAACTAATGCCATAAATCTAATATATTAAATTTGTTATCCTGAATATCAATCTTTTTACTTACTACCGAAAACCTGGGCGGCTCGATCGAACTTTGTTCCCTTCATATCGTCTGTGCTCGCTTGCTCGTAACGGCTCATGTTTGTGTGCTGCGGAACTGGGCTTCCTGCTGCCTTCTTTTTCAGTTCCTCGTTTTCTTCCCTCAACATCTCATTTTCGACCTGGAGGTCTGCAATCTGTTGCCGAAGCTCACCTTCCGTTTCGTTCGGGTTGTCTGGGTTGTTAGGGTCGTTTAAGTTGGTCGGATCATCGTGTGGTGGGTCTGTTGGCTTGCTTTCCTTGTCTGGTAACTTAGACACCAAACCATTAACGATTTCAACTTTAACACCCTTGATGGTATATTCGCCATCTTCCAACGGAACTACATCACCGTTATCGTCGTATGTGTTCACCGCCAAGCCCTCACGAATTTCGTCACCATCAAAGATGAAGGTCTTTCCGTCTTCCTCGACCGTGCTAAAGTTTGCTATAAACTTTCCGAGGGTCTTTTTTAATTCTATAAATCGTCTGTTCATAACTAATCTATTTTATAATAACATATATACAAATACTTTAATATGTGCGTTTCTGTGCGCTGAATATCAATTATATAAACAAGTTATCCGATAGCTTGAATGTTATCTTTGTTCCAATCTTATAACCGCCTATCTCGAATACTTCCATCGTGTCTATTGATAGTATTTCGTTCCCATCGACCTGGTATTTGTTTCCACGGATATTTAGGTACAAAGTGAGATTTGCTTTCGACTGGGCAATCGGAAGGCTTTCTTTAAATGTGATTTTCGGACACATTAAAACATAATGGTCGGATAACACGTAACCGCCAATGCTTTTATTTTCGCTCGTCGTTTCGTGCTGCACCGAACATGGATATTCTTCGACAACCGTTTCCGTGGTTTCTTCTGTGTCTGCGAAAGGATCATCGGAATCGCTTTCTTCTCCAGTCGAATAGGTTATCGTAAGTTTGAAGGAGTGGGGAAACATCTTCTTCAAAACATCGTTAGTCTTTATCTTAGCCCTCATCATCTTCGTATATGTTTATCGTGTTCCTTCTCGTTACATACTCACTTAGTCCGTATTTCTTAAAAATGCGGTTTGCTTCCGTCTCCATTCCTCGAAGCTGTGAAGCGTCCAAGTTATTCACGGTGTTCGTAGCCCCGAAGTCGGACGATGAAGTCTTCTCCGTGAATCCGTTCTGTGTCTGCGCAACCATTCGCAAAAGGTGTGCTTTGATTAGTTCCCTTTCCCTGGTCTCCAGGTCTGAAAGCTGCGCTTCTGTGTCTGCACCTGCCAACACCATTGCAGCCGTTACCATATCGTCGCCAATAGGAAAACAAAATTGCGCCTGAAAAAATTCTATTGCGTTCATAACCTATTCTTTAATTTTATTGTATATCTCGATGGCTTCTTGCAAGGAAACCTCGTTGTATGTGAATATACCCGATATTGAAATTCCGAAAAAATCGTCAGAGGCACTACCGCCCGCAATTTCTCGATTTACCATGTTCTTTTCTGTTTTCTTTACATTATTCTTGATGTGACTATTTTTTACATCAATTTTTGTGTAATTATTTTTTACGTCAAGAACTTTGTAAACATTTTTAGGTATTAAAAGTTCCATCACCCACGACCCGTCGGGCAATCCAAAGTAATCGGAATAAAGGGTATCGGTTGAATAGTCGATAATGAATGAAGACACCACGACGATTCCGTCCACTTCCTTTCCGTTGTGTTCGATGTCGAACTTTATTCGGGGGTGTTCGATGGCGGTTCGTGTCTGAATATCCTTAATCACTTCGGGAAGGAATAGAAGGTTATATTCGCCCAGGTGTTCATCTTTGCGATAAATCGGCTTATTAGATACGATAATGGGCGCAAAGACCCTAACGTATTTGTTTCCGACCGACAACACCTCCCAACCGCACCCAGTCGCAGGGTGTTTAACCAGGGACAATCTAAGAAGACCGTCTTCTTTGTCCTCGATGTCTGCCAAATATAATTTTAACTTTTCCATACCATTATATATATATTAATGGTCGTTTGTGCGCTTTTGTGTTGTTTGTATGGTTTTAAATAGAACCACACAAAAAGGGCGTTTTTGGGCTTCAAATACCCCGAAAAATGGGTATTTTGCGGCTTTTCTTTGTGTGTTTGTAATTCTTTGAGTTAAAACCGCACAAAAGTTGGCTTTTTATTTGGTCGTTTCGATTATTTTTCGTACCTTTGCAGTAGTTAATTAGATTAGTTACTTTTAAATAAACATTTGATATGAATACAAAGAATTTAGTTAAGAACGCTGTTATTTACGCCCGTGTGTCTTCCGTGGGCAACAGACAGAACACCGACCGCCAGGTCGCAGATTTAACCGAATATGCGGTTAAGAATGGTTATTCGGTCGTGAACATCTTCACCGAACATATTTCGGGCGCAAAGGAGACCAAAGACCGCCAAAGCCTAACCGATTGTTTGAACTTCATTGAAGACAAAGACAATAAGGTTTCTATCCTTTTGGTTTCTGAACTTTCCAGATTGGGTCGCAACGTGGACGATGTAACAAAGAATGTGATCGCATTCAAGGAGAAGCACATAAACGTATATTTCCAGAAGGAAGGCTTTCAGTTGTTCGATGATAATGGAGAAGTAAACCCATTCACAAACATCTTTGTGGCTGTTTTGGGTACGTGTGCGCAGATAGAACGTGATAATATTAAATTCCGCTTGAATAGTGGTCTTGCCCAATACCGTGCGAATGGTGGTAAAGTCGGGCGCAAAGAAGGCTATCAGAAGCCAAAGGAAGACTATCTGAAAGAATATCCCGAACTCATTCAGAAGTTGAAGGAAAGAAAGAACCACCTCGACAACGGAATCCGTGATAAAGACGATTCGGTTCGTTCAATCGCCCAACACTTCGGGGTTAATGTTTCGACCGTTCAAGTTATCCGTAAATTGTTTAACCTTTAAATTTCTTCTGTATGGCTTTTTTAATTGCAATATGGTTAATTGGTACATTGTTTGATTTGAGCCAGGGACGTAACAAATAAACCACCAAATTTCGAGTTTCAAAGCATTCAATATTGAGGGGTGTTCCATTTCGGTACACCCCTTTTTGTATTTATAGGTCAAGGAAAAATGGAACATTTTTGTTCCGTTTTAGAACATTTGTCAAAATGAAGTCCGTAGGCAGTTGAAAATCAGCAAGTTGCAAGCAAAAAATAGCGGTTACAAAAGTGTGTTCCGAAATCGAAACCCTTATATATAAAAAAACGGTGTGCAATTTTGTAACCTCGACAAGATAATTCGACCCCAAAAAGGCTAATTTCCAATCTATTCATGGTTATATAATTTTATGGGTTCAGCTATCATTCATAAAGATAAATTTTCATCTAATAATTTTCTATTGTTTGGGAAGTATTTCCGTAGGGGGAAGGTAGGGCTTCCGCTTTGCCTGGGTGTCCTCAAAAGAAACGACCCCCCTAAGTTAAACCGATGGGGTCTCACTCTCCATTTGTGGTGAATGTGGTTTTCCATTATTTTGGGGAAAAGTCCCTATTTACATAGGCAGAATTTTGGGTATGTGAATACGACTCGCCAAATTTGGCTTCACATATATATGGGTGCATAATTGCGTTGTGGTGGTGTCGTGTTTCACGACGTGGGGCAAAGAAACCTTCCGTGAGGTATGCCGAAAAGTTTGTTTTGCTTCGCCCCCTGCCTTCCCCCTACGGCTTACCATTCCAGAAGAAAATCACAAATGTGTGAAAATCTCACATTTTAGTTTTTGCTTAAATTGTCAAAAACCATATTTAACCAATCCAAAATTGGATTCGTTACTTCCATTTGTCCCGATGATGGAAGAAGTTTCTCGTCCATTCATTCAGCCAAAGCCCAACGACCCAGGCGACCACGAAAAATATAATCTTTAATATAATATCCATCACTCAATAAAATTTAGGTCAGCCCTTCGGAAATGGCAATCGACCGCAAAGACCCTCACGATGTCGGAATCCTGGAAGTACATTGTCTTTGGCTTCGGGTTGTAACACTTGAGTATAATTCCCTTTGTTGGCTTTACTTCCTCGCTGAAAGAAGTTGTCTCGAACCGTCCGACCATTTCTTTAATTAGGCGCATTCCGTTTGTCAGGACAACGCCAACGAGTTTCCCTTTATAATTTGCCACGTCCGATATTTCGACCTCATGCAAGCCAATTATATCGCCTTCGTGGATTCTTAATGGTGAGTTGTCCGAATCCATGCAATCACCATGCGATGAAACAAAGAACTTTGCTTCACCAATATTTAGCCCTTCCGTTTTAATTTTCATCGTCTTTCCCCTTTCTTTGCCACCAATGGCGTTTTTTCTTCGTCTGTTGCACGATTAACTGTGTTGCTTGCTGTTGCTCGTCCTGCTTGCTGATAACGGCTTGTAAGCCATCATTCACGCCCTTAACCAGTCCAAACAATGTTTCGTTTTGCCTTTTAGTTAGTTGGGTGTCCTCACGATTGCTTTGAAGTTGTGCGGATATTATTTTCAACTGGTCGGCTATTGCCTGGTTACTTTCTTCCCTTGCGTCCGTCCGTGGGTCGATACCAGTTCTTTGGAAGTAAGAAACTGCGGCTTCGATGAAGTCCTTCTTAGTTATATTCAATGTGCCGCAAAGAAGCTCCAGGCGGTCGTTTGTCGTCTGGGTTATTGCGATTGTTGTATTCTTTTTCTCTGCCATATTATCAAATGTTTATTTGTTTCGGCTGCAAAAATACAAAAAGAAAGTGAGATTAAGGGCTTAAATGTCGGGAAATCTGACGTTTTACAACTTAAAAAACAGAAAAAGGAACCCACGCAAAGACTTAACTCTGCGTGG